TCCCTGAGGAAAGAAAAGTAGTCACGGGATACGCCAGCACGTTCAATGAACCGTACACACTGTATGAGAACGATGACTGGCGTTTTAACGAGGTCGTAGATGCGAGAGCGTTCGACAACACGGATATGTCGGATGTCATTATGCAGTACGACCACGAAGGAAGGGTATTCGCAAGAATGTCCAACAACACTCTGACAGTTATCCCTGATGAGAGGGGATTACTGATAGAAGCGGATCTCGGTGGTACCGAGCTGGGACGCCAGCTTTTCGAGGAGATTCGCGGAGGTTATACGAACAAGATGAGCTTCGGATTCACTGTTGATGGTGAAGAGATCCGCGACATGAAGGATGCGGATGGCAAAGACCTCACAGTGAGAACGATCACATCGGTTCGTAAGCTTTATGACGTTTCTGCGGTTTCTTTACCAGCCAATGACGCTACATCGATCAGCGTCAGAAGTCTGACCGACGGAGAGATCGAGCGGATTCGAGCGGAGCGACTCGAAGCTGAAGCACTGGAACTGAGGCGTCGCAAGTTATTGGCAAGAGCAAAACTCAACGGAGGTCAGTAATGACAAGAGATGAAATCATGATGCTTGATGCAGAGCAGATTGACGCCCGTTCCGCAGAGCTTGCTTCCGAAATCGAGATCGCTGAAACCAACGAGGCTATGGACGCTATTCAGTCAGAGATGGAAGCAATCGAGGAACGCAAGGCACAGATCAGGCTCGAAGTCGAGCAGAGAAAAGCAGACATGGCTGCTGTCATCAAGGGGCAGGGCAATGTCATCGAAGAAGTTAAAGACGAAAGGAAAGTCAACACAATGGAAATGAGAAACACACCTGAGTACATCAACGCATACGCTGAGTACATCAAGAGCGGAAACGACATGGAGTGCAGAAAGCTGACAAGCGAGAACGACACAACTCCAAACGGAACCGGCACAGTAGCAGTTCCTGAGTTCGTTTACGACATCGTTAAAACTGCATGGGAAAGAGAAGGCATCATGTCTCTCGTTCGCAAGAGCTATCTCAGAGGCAACCTGAAGGTCCAGTTCGAGATCAGCGGTAGTGATGCTGCTATTCACGCTGAAGGCGATACAGCAGTAAACGAAGAGAACCTTGTTCTCGGAATCGTTACACTCGTACCACAGAGCGTCAAGAAGTGGATCTCGATCTCTGACGAGGTTTATGACCTCAGAGGCGAAGAGTTCCTGAGATACATCTACGATGAACTGACATACAGAATCGCAAAGAAGGCAGCCGACACACTGATCGCAAAGATCGAGGCTTGCGGAACAGTTTCGACTACAACTTGCCCGGGAGTTCCTAAACTCAAGGCGGCAAGCCCAGCACTCGGAACAGTAGCCGCTGCTATGGCTATGCTGAGCGACGAGGCGGCTAATCCGGTAGTCATCATGAATAAGGCTACATGGGGAGCGTTCAAGGCTGTTGAATACGCTGGCAGCTTCCCGGTTGATCCGTTCGAAGGCCTGCCTGTTATCTTCAACAACACCGTTAAGTCGTCTGCTGCTGCAACAACCGGCGAGACTTATGCAATCGTTGGAGACCTCGGTCACGGCGCACTTGCTAACTTCCCTAACGGTGACGGTATCGACTTCAAGTTCGATGAGCTCAGCAGAAAGAAAGAAGACCTTATCGAAGTGCTCGGACGTGAGTATGTCGCTCTCGGCGTAGTTGCTCCTGACGCATTCGTTAAGATCACGAAGTAATTCGAGTATCAGCAAATTAGGAGGTGACTGATATGAGAAAAATTCTGATCGCGGTGCCGTGTATGGACCAGCTCCCGGCACAGTTCGCGCATTCGCTGGCAACACTTACATCATACGGAATCGAGGACACACAGATTTCCATCTGGTTCAACCTCGGTTCCTTGATTTACACCAGCCGTGACCAGATAGCGAAGAAGGCTTTGCTTGATGAAGCGGATCTCGTTATGTGGTTTGATTCGGACATGGTGTTTAATCACGACACGTTAAAGAGAATGCTTGAACATATCGACAATGGGGCTGATATGGTGACGGGCATCTATTACAGACGGACGCAGCCGTTTTCGGCGGTGGCATTCGATAAGATGGACCTGAACGAAGAGGGCACGGCTTTTGAATGGACAGAGTTCGATGAGATACCGAACGAGCCGTTCGAGGTCGGTGCTTGCGGTTTCGGGTGCGTCCTGATGAAGACGGAGATATTTGTTGCTGTGTTCAGCAAGTTCGGGCAGATGTTCACGCCGATAGCAAACTGCGGCGAGGACATCGCGTTCTGCTGGAGGGCAAGACAGTGCGGATACAAGATACTTGCAGATCCGTCTATCGGACTCGGGCACGTTGGGCACACGGTCATCACGAAGGAATTTTTCGATAACTATCAGTTAACTCTAAAAGCAAGAGCGGAGCGGGGCGAATAACCTCGCTCCTGTTGTGAGGTAATTATGGCTACACTGGACAAGGTGAAAATGGGGCTGCGTATATCGACTACGGCCTATGATGAAGAACTCACGGATCTGATAACGGCAGCGCAGCTTGATTTGGGCATTGCGGGTGTCGCGGTTCCGTCAACTCTTGATGAGATCGTGACAAGAGCAATCATCACATACTGCAAAATGTCGTTCGGTCTGCCTGAGGACTATGACCGACTCAAAATGTCATACGATGAGCAGAAGGCTCAACTCGTAACAGCCACAGGATACACCGATTGGTTGGAGGCGTAAGATGTATGACTCAATTGCAACGCTAAAGGGCGCACCGATTACCACATATGACGAATACGGCAACGAGGTCATCACTTATACCGATAACGAAGTCTATGTGATGCCTCGTGGCGTATACAATGCGGAGTTCTACAATGCGGCCCAGGCGGGACTTCATCCGTCCATAACGTTCGTGCTGACGAATAAAGCGGATTACAATGGCGAGCGTCTTATTGAATGGGAGGGCAAGTCATACAACGTAATACGCACCGACTGGAACGCACAGCGGGACAGCATCAGCCTAATTTGTGAGGAGCGTGTTCATAATGGCTAAAACCGGAAGCGTAACGGCTCAAATGACAGATCTATTGGATGAGGTCAACAAGGATATTGAAAGATCCGCGAAGACAAACATTCAGACGGTCGCCAAAGAGTCGGTTCAGAAGCTGAAGAACACTTCTCCGGTCAAGTCGGGTTCATATGCAAAAGGGTGGGGCGTAAAACGTCAGGGAGACATGGACGTTATCGTTCACAATCGAACTGATTATCAGCTCACACATCTGCTTGAGAACGGGCACGTTATACGCAATAAAAAAGGCACCTACGGACGCACTCACGGCATCAAACACATTAAACCCGTCGAGGAGTGGGCCATTGACGAACTGCCTCGGAGAATCATTGAGGATATACCATGAGCATTTATCAGACACTACAGAGCACCGGCCTTCCGTGTGCTTATTCGCATTTTAAGACGAAACAGAGTCCACCGTATATCGTTTATATCGGCAACGGGCAGAACGTCATGGAGGCGGATAATACGCACTACTGGAGGCGAAACCAGTATCAGGTCGAATATTACTTCACAACTAAAAACGAACAGAACGAAGCCAGCATTGAGGACGCACTTCTCGGAGCTGGCTATTTATATGACAAATCCGAGGACATCTTCATCGAGGATCAGGGTGTGTTCGTGATTTATTACTACATCTAAGGAGAAACAAATGGCAAATAAAGTCGAATTTGGTATCTCGAATCTGTACGTCGGAACTTATACAGTAGGCACTACCGGAACAGTAACTATGGGCACACCTTACCATCAGGCGGGAGCCATATCCTTCAGCCCGGAGGAACAGAGTGAGTCCAATAACTTCTATGCCGATAACGTGATTTACTGGAGCGGATATTCCGGCGGCACTTTCGAGGGCGATCTTGAAGTCGCAAAGTTCGATGACACATTTAAGACTCAGTTCCTCGGATACATCCAGAAGGCATCCGATGGCGGTCTGGCTGTTGTCAAGAACGCAACAAAGCCAAAAGTATATATTGCTTTTCAGGTTGAAGGCGATGCAGAGTCTCGCAGAATCATTATGTACAACTGCTCACTCGGCGGCATAACAAGAGAGTATGCAACAGAAGAGGAGAGCATCGAACCGGCAACGGAAACTATCGCTGTTACAGTCGCAGGAGACAACAAGACGGGCATCTCAATGGTCTCATACAATCAGGCTACATCGGGATACAGTACGCTCTTTACGAATCCTCCGGCTCCGACAACCACTTAATTAAAACGGGGCGGGGCTGTTATGGCTCCGCTCCATTTTTCATAGGAGGTGAACATGGAAAAAGTTATCAAGATTGGAAAGAAAGAAGTCCGACTCAATAACAATGTAGCTTGGACTATGGAATATAGAGATCAGTTCGGAAAAGACATTCTCCCCGCGATAATGCCGCTTTTGGCCTCAATGGTCGAGGGTGTTTCTACTATTATGGCGGATGCAACTGATAACGGGGAGCTATCCACATCGAGCATAGCCGAAGCACTTCAGGGAAGAGCGTTTGATGTTCTTATGCCAATGTTTCAGGCTGAGTTCGTGGATCTTGTTGTGAATGTTACATGGTCGATGGCAAAGGCAGCAGACGATGATATCGAGCCTCCGAAGAAATGGGTGAGACAGTTCGAAGATTTTCCGCTCGATATAGTAGGCCCGGCTGTTTTTGACCTTGTTTTAAAGGGATTTGTAAGCTCAAAAAACTTGAAGAGGCTGAAGAAAATAAGCGAAAGCATAAAGACTCTTCAGCCGACATCAAACTCGACGACATCATCCTCGCAGGACTCGAACGAGGATTAACAATTACAGATATCCGTCGGATGCAGCTCGGACAGGTAGTCGACTTTTGCATCAGCTATAACGAGAGGCAGAAGGCAGCGGAGAAGGCGCAGAAACGCGCAGAAAAGCACGGAACTAAACGCAAGGCATCACAGAACGATATAAACGCGTTCTTTGGTTAGAGGTCAAATAAATGGCGGGAAACATTAAAGGGATCACGATTGAGTTTCAGGGCGATACCACGAAACTCGATAAGGCCCTCAGACAAATCAAGAATAGTACGAAGGATATTGACGCGGAGCTGAAGCAAGTCAACAAGGCTCTCAAGTTCAATCCGACATCGGTCGAACTCTGGCGGCAGAAACAAGACCTTCTAAAGCAGAAAATCAAAGAGACCGAAACAAATCTGAAAGAGCTCAAGAACATACAAGCCCAGATGGACGCGAGTGGGGTCGACAAAAACTCTGAGGCTTATAGGCGCGTATCGCGTGAGATCATCGAGGCTGAGTCGAAGCTCAAGACGTTCAACACCGAGCTCAGGAAGGTCGGTCAGGTCAATCTCCGGGCGATGTCCGAACAGTTCAAGGACATGGGCAACAAACTCACGGCTGCGGGCAATGCTA